GGAGGAGCTTCTGGCACAGTAAAATTTAAATATAAAACTAGTGGAGTTACATCTGGCGGAAGCCCTATTGTAATAAATTTCCCTGGTCCTATTTTATTTGAAACAGATTTATGTGTAGCTTTTACAACTGAACATGTAACAGTTTGTTCTGTGTTTTATAACTAGGAGTTTAAATGGCCAACACTACTTCTGGCACTACGACGTTTGACAAAACGTTTTCGATTGATGAGATAATTGAAGAGTCTTATAACAGACTTGGTCAATTTGACATGAGCGGTTATAATTTAAAAACCGCTAGACGTTCTTTAAATATTTTATTTCAAGAATGGGGAAATAGAGGTCTTCATTTTTGGGAGGTGGCTAAAACTAATATAACTCTAGTTGATGGTCAAAACGAATATAGAATTTTTAGATCCACAGCAGACGGTAATTCAAATGGGGTCACCACTACTTTAAGCGCAGCAATATCTTCCACTAGTGCCACTACAGGAATTACGATAGCTTCTAAAACTAACATGCCAGATGTAGGGACTATAAACGTTGGATCAGAAAATATTTCTTATACTGGATTTAGTGATT